CCTGCCACAGGAAATCTTACTCCTGAGGCAGCGCAAGCAATTTCAGATCAGGCAACTGGTGGGCTTGGAGATCTTCCCGTTGCACCTACGACGGATCCGGATATCTTTGCCAATCTTGGAATAGATGAGGAAGTTATTTCTGCACTTGTGGCAGATCCTTTCGATTTGCCAAGTTTTGCGATTGACGATATTATTGATAGGCTTACCGATATAGATATGTCTACTGCGATTAAATCCGGTTTACAGGCAGCATTAATGGCTTCGGTGGGTAAAAGTGAAGGAGAAATTCTTGAAGTTGTAGGTACACAGATAGCCATAAAACAGGGGGCGAAAGCAATAGCTCCTGTTCCTTATGTTGGAGCCGTTGTAGCCTTAGCGAATGATCTGGTTAAAAATGGGAAAATAACTCCAGAAGGCGCTTTAGCGGTTGCGCAATCTGCCATGAGTGGTGCCTTTATAGCGGCAGCAACACCCATGCTTGGAACATTAGCTGCGAGCGGAATAGGTATAGTACCAGCGGTCTTTATGCTTGCTACGCAACTTTATGATGCCCGTAAACCCAAGAATCTAAGTGATATTGAACAAAGACGTTTCTCATCTGGTATATATTCTTTCTTAGACCCTGCGGCAGACTATGATAAAGCAACTTACGGGGGAGGCGCCTTTGCCGTTAGACAAAGGCCAGGGACATTCGCCAAGGGTCTTGCGCAGAAACTTAAAAAGGCGATGGGGTATGGCCCATACGATCAAGTTGTATCCAATGCCCAGGTAACTAAACTTGGGAAACAACTTGGTGTTAGTTTTCATGGAGATCCGGATACGGCAAATGCCCAAAGGAATGCCTTGGCTGATCTCCAAATGTTTATTGATAAAGTCCCCGGATTTAAGAATTCTTTCATGGCATATACCGATGGTAGGATTAGTGAAGCGGAATACGGAAATGCAACTAAACAGAATGTAGCTCAGTTCCTGCACCATAAAAGTTATAGCGACCCGTATGGGCCTTTGTCGAGAGTTCCAGGCTCGGAGCCGGGGCCGGGGTTTATGGAAAGTATGCCAAGCGAAATGTCCGATCAATATAAATATTTAATGACACAAGAACAAAGAGTTGAAGCAGCGCAAAGTTACCGTGATGCTGTTCAAGGTAAATATAGAAGCCAACATTTCGATACAGATTATTACTGGAACCCCACTTCTTCAGATCCATATAGTTATATGAGTAAATTCGAAGCACCGCCGAGCGCTAAAAAGCAATTTGGAGATTATCAAGGATTGTTTGCTCAGTTAAATTTACCCGGACTTCAGAAATCTATGAGTTCTCAGGGCTTGGGGTACTCAGCATGGGATAATCGGCTGATTACTGCCATGAACGCATTCGACAAAGGACAAAGTCTTGATTTAATAAGAAAAGCAATAGGGTATGTACCTCCGTATGCTTAATAATGAAGCGATGATCCTAGAATGAACTATGTTATCGATAACCCTGCTCTTTTGGCTAATGAGGAAATTAGGCGTTGTCAGGAGATTTCTGAGAATCTTCGTTATGAGGACACACTCGATACCGCACGAAATAATTTTCTTCCATACGTCAGGCATTTATGGCCTACAGTCTACAATGAAGATAAAACTATTAGATCGGGATTTGTTCCAGGTGCCCATCACGAAATCGTAGCGGATAAATTTGATAGAATAATTTCAGGCGATCTTAAACGCCTGATCATTAATATGCCTCCCCGGCATACCAAGTCAGAATTTGCTTCCATTTACCTTCCATCGTATTTCGTTGGCCGAAATCCTGGTGGATATGTAATGCAAGCAACCCACTCATCCGAACTTTCCTTGAAATTCGGTGGTAAAGTTCGTGATTTGGTGAAAAGATCTGAATACTTGGAACTATTTCCCCAAACCAGCTTGAAACCGGATGCTACCGCTAGAGGCAGATGGATGACATCGGCTGGCGGTGAGTATTATGCGGCTGGTGTGGGAACCAATATCGCTGGTCACGGCGCCGATCTATTCATAATTGACGATCCGCATTCCGAACAACACGCCATGTCTCCAACCACTCTCGACTCTCACTATGAATGGTACAAGAGCGGCCCGAGACAGAGGCTTCAGCCTGACGGATCTATCGTTCTGGTTATGACCAGATGGACGAAAAGGGATTTGACGGCCCGTGTACTCGAGGCGATGGGCGAGGAAAACGCCGATGAGTGGGAGGTGGTCGAATTTCCTGCGGTTCTGGACTCTGGCCGGTCGCTCTGGCCGGCATATTGGCCGCTTGAGCAGCTCCTAGCAACAAAGGCATCGATCGGGACCGCAAAATGGCTTGCAGAGTACATGCAAAACCCTACGGCGGAAGAAGGGTCCATACTGAAACGCGAATATTGGCAAAAATGGACCCCTTCGAAGCCTCCAGAGGTCGAATATATCCTTCAATCTTACGATACGGCGTTTTTGGCAAACGAAACGGCTGACTATTCCGCAATTACCACCTGGGGAATCTTTAAGAGGGAAAAACGCGAAAAGAATGACTCTCCAGAGCAAATAATACTTTTGGATGCAAAGAAGGATAGGTGGGAATTCCCCGAATTGAAGAGGGTTGCACTGGCTGAACACCAAAAGTGGGATCCAGATATGACGATTATCGAAAACAAGGCCTCAGGCGCCCCATTGATTCAGGAATTGCGGGCAATTGGTATACCGGTGGTTCATTTCAACCCGGTCAGGGGCCGCGATAAGGTTGCTAGGGCAAATGCCGTATCTCCCACATTTGAATCTGGACTCGTTTGGGCACCAGAGAAAAATTTCGCCACGGATGTAATCGAGGAATGTGCTGACTTTCCATATGGCGATCATGACGATTACGTTGACAGTGTTACTCAGGCTGTGCTTAGATTCAGACAAGGTGGGTTTATTTCCCACCCGAGTGATTACGAAGAGGAAGAAGATTTAACAATAAGAAAGAGGAGAAAGGCCTATTACGGGTGAGAGAGAAGTGAAACTGGGGGGTACTGTGGTTCATAAATAGGAAGCTATTTACTGGGGGTGGCTTTCGAAGGAGTTGGGCATGGCTATTGAGATTGCTCTTCCCGTTACCGGTGGTCACCCTGCCGCAGGTATAGATTTCGAAGAAGATATTGAATTCGAAGTTGAAGGTGAAGAGAGAGGAGAAATAGACGAAGAGGCCATGGAAGCAGCCATGGCTGCGCAAGATCACAATGCCAACCTCGCCGAGCATATGAGCGAGGATGCGCTTATGAAGTTAGCAAAAGACCTCTGTAAGTCCATAAAAGATGATAAAACCTCCCGAAGGGAATGGGAGGAGATTCTCGAAAAGGGCCTTGAACTCCTTGGAACTAAATACCAGGAGAGTGGCGATCTTTTCGAGGGCGCTTCTGGTGTTGTTCATCCTCTGCTTTCAAAAGCTGTAGTTCAATTCCAGGCTCAAGCCTACGGTGAGCTCTTTCCCTCTGGCGGTCCTGTTCGAACACAGGTTGCCGGGGACGCCAGCACATCAATAATTCAGCAAGCAAATCGCGTCAGAAAATACATGAATTATCAGATAACAACTGTTATAGAGGAATACGAGGAGGAGTATGATAATCTCCTTTTCAAACTCCCCCTTGATGGATCTGCATTTAAAAAGACATATTTTGATGATATTCTTGGCCGGCCGGCATCTAGGTTTGTGGCCGCAAAAGATTTAATTGTTCCTCATGCCACAGTCGATATAAATACAGCCCCCCGTTTCACCCATGCAGTGCCAATAAAAGAAAATCGAATGAAACAAATGATGGATTCAGGCTTTTACCGGGAGGTCGATCTTGGTGAACCATCACAAAATGAGCAATCCCAGCTAGAAGATAAGCAAGATGATGTAATGGGCGTTCAGCCAAACTCTCAAGACAGGGATGAATATACCGTTTTCGAAGTTCATGTAGTTACTGAACTCGAGGGGTTTGAAGAAGAGTCGGCAGGTATTGGAGTTCCATATATCGTATCTATTGAGGAAGAGTCGGAACAGGTTTTATCTATTCGCAGAAATTGGAATGAAGATGATGAATCCAAGAAAAGAAAGGATTATTTTTCGCATTATAAATTCCTTCCAGGACTGGGGTTTTATGGTTTTGGCTTGACCCACATGATCGGGAATCTCTCGATCACGGCGACTGCACTATTGAGAATGCTTATCGATGCCGGTGTATTTGCAAATCTGCCAGGTGGATTCAAGGCCAAGGGGATGCGTATTCGGGGCGACAATGAACCGATCAAGCCCGGAGAATTCAGGGATGTGGATATTCCAAGCGGAAACCTGAGGGAGGGTATAATTCCACTTCCGTTTAAGGAACCCTCTGCAACCTTGCTTCAGCTTTTGTCAATGGTTATTGAAGCTGGAAATGATTTCGCGGCCACAACTAACGAGAAGATAGCTGATTCAAATCAACAGGCCCCTGTCGGTACTACGGTAGCATTGATCGAACAGGGAATGAAGGTGATGTCGGGTGTTCATAAAAGATGTCACCGAGCATTGAAAAGTGAAATACGAATTTTGGCTCGTATTATTAAAGAAAACTACACGGAATATCCATATGATGTTCAGGGTCAAAATAGAGGAATTCTGGCAGAAGATTTCGATGCGGATGTAGATATCCTTCCTGTAAGCGATCCAAATATTCATTCTCAAACGCAACGTATTTCAATGGCGCAAACACAGCTTCAGATAGTCATGTCAGCACCCGAATTACATGGAAGGAAGGGTCAGCATGAGGCTATTCGTAGAATGTATTTTGCCCTTGGCGTATCAGATGTCGAATCCATACTTCCCGCACTTGAAGAACCAACACCAAAAGATCCGGCAACCGAGGCATCTGAAGCTTTGACTGGCGAGGCCATGCAAGCGTTCAAGGGACAAGATCACGCCATTCATGTGGAAACACATGTCTCAACCATGTCACTTCCTTCGATGATAAACCCTGTCGTTCAACTGGCATTCGAATCTCATATTTTTGAGCATATTGCGATGAGAGCCGAGGAGGAGGTTGAGGATGAGGTTATTAAACAGAGACAATTGGTCGATCAAATGTCTCCTGAAATTCAGGATAAAGCTGCCGTTGAGTTAAATAAGACAAGTGAAAAAGCCGTCACCGAAAAAGTATCTGAGTACCTCAAGGAATACGCCAAAATGAGGACAGAATCTAAGCCTGCCGAGGAAGATCCTCTTGTCACACTCAGAAAACAGGAAATTGCGCTCGAGGGTGAAAAACTCCGGCAGTCCGCTAAAAAGGATTCCGATAGGCTTGCATTTGATCGTGAGCGGGGTCAGGCGTCTGATGTCCTTGGTTTCAAGAATGCGGAAACCTCCAGGAGGTCCACAGACCAGAGAACTGAAGTGGCGAACAGGAGAATTTCTTCAGGTGAGGAGCAAACAGAAGATCGAATTATGAGTTCCGAGAAAATTGCGAGGATGCGGTCAGATGGTGATGGGTAGGTATTCGATGGCGAAGCAGATTGCGAAACCTTCTCGCAGAAAGAAAGCAAAAAAAGTCCCTCATAAAAAGGCGAAAAAAAAGACTTACAGTTCGAAATATAAACTTCGCGCAAGGAAGCCGTGATGGATGATTTGAGATTCGCTTATACGGTCAGGAAGACCATAAATGAGCGCACCGATGATATCCAGACATACCTTATGTCCGGGCAATTGAAATCGATGGATGAGTACTCCGGTTTTATGGGTGAACTCAAGTTCATCGCAGATCTTGATGAAAGTATTCAAGACGAGCAAGAAAAAATAGGAGAAGAAGAAGATGACTAGTGGAAATTTTGTTCCAGGAACGGGGAGGGTGGGTGTTCTTGACGAGAAACACGAGGTCAGGAACTTTAAAACTGCATTTGTTCCTGACAATAAACCCCAGAAACTAGATCCTTTGGATAATGAGGTTTGGGACAGAATTCCAAATCCTGCTGGATGGAGGATTTTGGTTCGTCCGTATTTAGGTTCCAAGGTTTCCAAGGGCGGGATCCTTTTGCCGGCAGAGGGCAGCGAAAGAGAAGCGTTGGCTACCGTTGTGGGGTACGTCCTTAAAATGGGGCCTATTTGCTACAGAAATCCTCGTAAGTTTGACCCAAACCCAGAAACTGGTGTTATTGATCCATGGTGCAAAGAAGGGGATTGGATACTTATCGGAAAATACGCTGGCTCAAGATTCAGGCTTTATTTCGACACCGGGGAAAATCCGGAGGTTCGCATGATTAACGATGATGAAGTCATCGGAAAAATACTCGATCCTGATGATGTCAGGACGCTATAAAGGGGTGCGCCATGCCAGGCGAAGATGAGGGTGCTGTAGTTGAGAGTGAAAGTAAAGTATCTGACGGGGGTGCAAATTTTGGCGCCGATCCGGTTCCTGAACCAATAGATGATATTACTTTTGAAATAGATGAGGATAAGGATGAAGCCAAAGAGGTGGAGGATACGTCCGAAGATGTTTCTGGTGAGTTAAAAGACACGAGCGATCGTGTTCAAAGGAGAATTAATAAGCTTACATATGACAGAAAAGAAGCCGAAAGGGTCAGGGACGAGGCTCTTGGATATGCTCAAAATGTCACGTTTGAAAGAGATATTTTCAAGAATAAGTTGTCTGGACAAGAAACATTCACGTTGTCTGAGGCAGAACAAAGAAATAAAAGTCAGATGGTGGAGGCGAAATCGGCCCTTCGAAGAGCTCGAGAAGAGGACGATATAGATTCGGAAATTGAAGCAACTGAATTAATCGGAAAACTCTCAGCTGATGGAAGTAATATTCAAAGAGCGAAAAGGAATGTATCCAGGGCGAGAGAAAGTGCAGAGAACTCAAATATTGCTCCCAATGTTGGTGTTCCAGGGCCCCCGCCTGCCGCAGCCCCCCCAGAAGCTGAGTTAGATCCGAAAGCCGTTGGCTGGGCTAATAAAACCTCGTGGTTTGGTGAACATGAGGGTATGACTGATTATGCAATGAAACAACATTTTAAGATGTTGGAAGAGGGGTTTGACCCGCAAAGCGATGAATATTATGCTGAAGTGGAAAATCGCGTGGAGGGCATGTTTCCACACATGTTCCAAAAACGCGCACCCGCCGGTAACGGCGCATCCGCAACACCGGGCAGGAAAAGGTCAGGTCAGACCGTGGCCCCTGCCGGAAACACCTACGGTTCTGCTACGAAGAGCAATAAGACTGTAGTTACAACGAGCGAACAGGCTGTCGCGCAGGGCCTTGGAATATCTAACGAGGCTTACGCGCGAGAAAAAGCCAGACTCGCAAGAGAAAGGGTATCGGAAAATGCTTGAGAATAATGAAGTCGCCTTCGGGCTAGACGAGCAGGACAACCCTACGGCAAATTTGGCTATTGAGACTGCCAAGCCGCTCGTTCCCGCTACTACGCAAGATCCTGGCGATTACCCTGTGCGTTCTTCCAGGGCGGCAGAATCGCGCGAAAAAACTCAGCGGCCTCAGGTTTGGAAGCCACCGCAACTTCTCGATGCTCCCCCCCCCAATGATGGATATCATCATAGGTGGATTCGGCACGAGGTGAATGGTGTGGTGGATCACAAAAACCTTTCATCCAGGTTCAGGGAAGGTTATGAGCCTGTGAGGCTTGAGGATTATCCCGATTTTGAATGTCCGACAATTGAAGATGGAAAGCATGCCGGTACCTTTACGACTGGCGGGCTTATTCTTTGCCGGATTTCGGAGGAAATCGTAAAGCAAAGAAATCAGTATTTCGAGTCTCGCTCTAACGACGCGGATGCGGCGGTAGACAATGACATCTTGAAAGCAAACGATCCAAGAATGCCCTTCGATGCTTCTGAAAGAGCAAGTAGAGTCACCTTTGGTGGTGGCAGATCGTAGGGAAATAAAACTTACAATCTAACATAGGGAAAATGTATCATGGCAAATAATGACAATCCGATGGGGCTGAAACCCGTCAGAACGCTGGGAGGCGTTTATACCGGCGCGGTGAACCCATACCAAATTGCTGACAATCTCAATGTCACAACCAACAGCGGTATTTTTACCGGCGACCCTGTTTATCCGTTGTCTACTGGTTACATTAACCTGTCAGTAGCCGCTCCAACAACGGATACGCTGGGTGTTTTCATGGGGTGCAAGTATGTTGACCCCTCTTCAGGTACTCCGACCTGGAAGGCCTATTACCCTGATACCACGAATATCACCGTAGGTATCATCGAGGCTTTGGTTGTTGATGATCCGATGGTCGTTTTCGAGGTTCAGTGTGATGGCATTCTGACCATCGCGGATGTGTTTGGTAATGCCACTTTTGTTCAAACGGATGGCGATACGAATAGCGGAACATCGCGCTATGAGCTTGACCATTCCGAGATGGCCACGACATCAACTGACCCGCTGAAGATTATTGGCCTTTCCACTGATCCAGAAAATAGCGATGCAACAGTCGCTAATGGAAACGCCTATGTTGTTATCAACAACCACACATTGAAGGGCGTGGGTGTTGACGGCATCTAGTCGTTAAACAAAAAGGAATTTGAATTATGGCAATCAACAGAGCGCAATTGGCCAAAGAGCTTGAGCCTGGTCTTAATGTACTCTTTGGCCTGGAGTATGACCGGTACGATCAAGAGCATGAGCAGCTTTTCGAGAAAGAAACCTCGATTCGTGCTTTTGAAGAAGAAGTCATGCTGGTTGGCTTCGGGAACGCTCCCGTCAAGGCTGAGGGACAAGGCGTTCAGTACGATGACGCTCGTGAGGCGTGGACTGCTCGTTACACTCACGAAACCATCGCGCTGGCCTTCGCTCTCACCGAGGAAGCTGTCGAAGACAATCTGTACGATTCTATTTCCAAACGCTACACCAAGGCTATGGCCAGAAGCATGGCCTACACCAAGAACGTCAAGGGTGCCAGAATTTTCAACCGCGCCTTCGCAACTGACCTGGGTGGTGACGGTCTGCCCATGATCGATACTTCCCATACACTCACATCCGGTGGTACTTGGTCTAATGAACCAACCACCGCAGCCGACCTGAATGAAACCTCACTCGAGAACGCGATCATCGACATTTCGACGTTCACGGACGAGCGTGGCCTCACCACGGCCCTTCAGGCCAGGAAGCTGGTTATTCCTCCACAGCTTCAATTTACAGCCGACAGACTCCTGCATTCCGAGGGGCGGATCGAATCGGCGAACAACGATCTGAACAGTATCAAGCATCAGAACGTGGTTCCCGAAGGCTTTACCATCAACCACTTCCTGACGGATACGGATGCCTGGTTCGTTCTTACTGATGCGCCAAATGCGTTGAAGTATTTCGAGCGCACCAAGCTCACGACCAAGATGGAAGGTGATTTCGACACTGGCAACATGCGGTATCGTTGCCGCGAGCGGTATGTGTTCGGGTGGTCTGACCCTCGAGGGGTATACGGATCGCCGGGTGCATAAATAATTTAGGGGCCAGGGCTATCCTACCTTGGGCGGTGAATTGGGTTTCAGGAAGAGATCCTTGTAGCCCTGGCCTCTAATTACTTTGGGTAAGCGGGGGTTTAATTCCTCCGGGCGGCTTGGTGAAAAGGCCTTGGCGTTCCTAATAAGGAGAAGTAAAAATGCCACTTACTAACTTTCCAAATGGGATAACGAGCTTTGGCGTTCCCGTTCTTGGTGGTGGAGACATCACTACTACAGGAAACATTAGATTTGTTGGTTCTACAAGAAGCGGATCTTCCAACGCTAACTCAGGAAAAGACCCTGAACACGCATGGAATACGATGGATTACGCAGTTGGTAAAATGACTGCAAACAATGGTGATATTGTTGTCGTTTGTCCAGGACATGTGGAAACCATTACGGCTGCTGCTGGTCTTGCTATCGATGTTGCCGGCATTACATTTGTTGGCTTGGGACATGGCAACAACAGGCCGCAGATTAACTTTACTACGGCTGTTGGTGCTGACATGGATGTTGATTCAGCAGACACCAAAATGTCTAATTTCAGGTTCACGGGTGGAGTTGACGCTCTTACCGGACCTATCGACATCAACGCTGCCAGATGTTCCCTGATCAACATCGAAACCAGAGATGTTACGGGTCAATGCACCGACTTTATCGCTACTGACGCCAATGCAGATGATCTGCTGATTTCTGGATGGAAGCATTACGGGTCGGCTTCTGCCGGCGCAGAAACTGCGATGACTATTATTGGCGGTGATAACATCACTATCGAGAACTTCTGGATTGACGGCAACTTTGGTACTGCCTGCATAGAGAATGTAACTACCGCTGCTGTTAACTTAACTGTTGGTGGTGGATATGTCGAGAACTATGCCAGAACTAGGAATGCGGACGATGTAATTTTCACTGCCGTTGCAACGACAACTGGTAATGTAGGTCCAAATATTAGCGCAAGAATCGCGGATAATGCGGCCAATGTTACTGAAGCATTTGTTGGGGCTGACATGCAGTTTTTCCAGCCGATTCGGATTGTGAACCTTGATGGCGAGTCTAGCATTGAGACGAACATCACTGCTTCAACGGACGCTTAATGTCTGTTAAATGGTTAAACCTGTCCTGGGTGGGCCTTCGGGTCCACCCAGCCGGGGTTGGAGGATTTTGATATGGCGGATGCTGTAGCTTCTCAAACAATTCAGGACGGCCCTAAAAATGCCATCATGCATTTCACGAATGTAAGTGATGGGACGGGCGAGGGAACGGCCGTCACGAAGGTGGACGTTTCCGCTTTGGCACCTCTTCAGGCTCGCGGCCATGAATACGTCTGCGATGAAGTTCGACTGATGAAGATCAAGTACAACACGAGCGGAATGCCTGTCAGGCTTTTATGGGACGCAGATACTGATGTAGTTATTCTGGAACTGGCATCCGATGAGTCCGGCGAGATCGATTATTCGGATATTGGAGGTTTAAGGAATACTCAAGCCACCGGGTGGACGGGTGACATTATGTTTATCGTGTTGGCCGCACTAGCTACATCTGGTGATTCGTATGGAGTTACGTTGTATTTGGACAAGAAATACGCGAATTCGTAGGAGGTTATCGTGTCAAATAAAAATTACAATCGGACGAAAACGAATCCGATGATGAAGTCCAATCCTTTTACGGGGTCTTCGCCAGGCAGACCAAAAAGACTTAATGCTCCAAAAATAATTGCCGATCCGAGCCTTAAAAGCGGGGGGACCAATATTTCCAGTATTTCAGGAATAGTGAAAATGTTAACAAAACTTGGTAAAGCCTAATGTCTAGCGGAACTAAAGTTTTTACATTTGATGCCGCTGATGCGGCCGAAGAAGCATTCGAAAGGTGCGGAAGAGAACTTCGTGTTGGATACGACATGGAAACTTCATTGCGTTCCATGAACCTTATGCTTTCTTCCTGGGCAAATAAAGGCATTAATCTCTGGACAGTCAAACAGCGCCCTTTAACCCTCGAATCAGGCACCGCGGAATATATTCTCGACAATGATATCGTGGACATTATTACGAGTGTAATCGTTCGGTCTGGGTCGGATATTTCCATGGGCAGGATTAGCCGGGAAGAATTTATTTCCATTCCAGTTAAGACTACTCAGGGCCGGCCAAGCCAGTGGTATCTAGATCGTCAAATAGTTCCGAACTTAAAATTATATCCAACTCCAGAAAATTCTACAGACATTTTTAAATACGATGCCCTTACAAGGATCGATGATGTTAGCGATGCCAGGGATGCGATAGCGGTTCCATTCAGGTTTTATGATGCATTTATTTCCGACTTATCAGCCCGAATTTCATATAAAAAGGCTCCTGATAGAACTCAAATTTTAGAGGCCAAGGCGACTGTCTCATTTAATGAAGCTGCCAGTGAAGATAGAGACAGGGCATCATTCCAGATTACGCCAGACGCGGCTATTTATTACAAAGTATTCCGGTAATGACTAGCACTGCGTTTGCGACAGGAAAATTTGCAATAGGGGAGTGCGAACGGTGCGGATTTGTTTATCCACTCCATGAATTAAAAAAGGAGTGGAATGGACTCATGGTTTGCCTTGAGGAATGCTATGAAGAAAAACATCCTCAACTTTTACCATTACATTCCGCGAATGACCCGGAGGCTTTGCGAGATTCTCGTCCAGCGCGTGTTGAACCTCAGGAAATATATGTCGGCGGGTCTGGAGCAACTGCAAAATTCTTCAATAACCCGAGAAAGCCTCTTAATATTGCGGCGGATATTGGAAAAGTAACGGTGACAATCTCATGAATTATTTCGAGCTTAAACAAAGAATTCAAGATTATACGGAAAACACAGAATCTGTGTTTGTTGCGGAGATAGATGATTTTATCTTGACCGCAGAAGACCGTATTTTCGAGGAACTTGAGCTTAAGTTTTTCAAAAAAGAAAGCTCTTCTGGTTCTTTCACGGCAGGGACCAAAACCGTCATTGCGCCAAAAGACTTTATCGCTCCTATCTCAATGTCCGTAATTCTTGGGAATGGCCGTGAAGTTCCACTCAGGAAGAAGCATCCAACATTTCTCGATGATTATATCGGAGATCCAACAGACCTGGGCTTAAGGGATACACCGAAATATTACGCTGAAAGGGACAATGCTTTATATACATCGTCTTCGGCCGGAACAACCCTAATGGTTGCACCTGTGCCTAATTCGGCCCTTTCGTATCGACTGGCGTATTATTACAAGCCCGACTCGATCACGGGAGTCGATGTCACCAGGGTTGTTACCCTTGGAAGTAACCCGATTGCCACGGCAGGAACTCTTCCCTCTTCAACTGTAACGGTTACGGATTCGTCCCACGGAATGGATGAACAGACACTGGTTGAATTTGCCGGATCTGCGGCTGTGGACACTATCGCGGCGAGTGTTATCAATGCGACTTTGCCTCACAGGCTCACGAATGTGACCACCAATACTTATGATATCAAATTGAAGTCAACTGACTACACCACGCCCGTGCAGTCAGGCGCCGAGAACACCTCTACTTCTGGCGGTAGCACAGCCGTGGTGGCCACATATATCAAAGGTGCTAATTCATGGATTAGCGAAAATTGTGATTCCGCTCTTTTCTATGGATGCATGATCGAGGCAGCCATTTTCATGAAGCAAGATGCCAGCGAGGGGTTCCTTTTGGCGTTAATGGAACAAAGATATCAAGCCCAAATTGCCAGGGTTAAGGTTAGATTCCTTGGCCGCGGCACGATGGAAGAGCGCAGATACGATACAGCGAGGGTGGAGCCAGTATAATGGCTAGCATTACTAACGACCTATGCGTATCATTTCTGGATGAACTTCTTGGAGGCGTACATGATCTCGATACCAGCGGAGACACGATCAAGATCGCGCTACTCAAATCCGCCGATAGTTTAAACGGATCGTATGACGTTGATACTGCCAATTACTCAGATGTCACAGGAAATTCAGATGAAGCAAGTGGAGCTGGGTATACATCCGGGGGGGCCACTCTGGCAGGTCAAGTGGTCGCAAACGCCTCCGGCAGTGCCTACTTGGATTTCACGGACGCAAGCTGGACGATCACTGGAACAATAACTGCTGGCGGAGCTCTTATTTACAACTCATCGCAAAGCGATAAAGCGATTGCGGTATTAGATTTTGGTGGAGATCAGACAGCGAACGACCAAACCTTCACCATTGTTTTTCCAATCGCGGATCAAAACAATGCGATTATCAGGTTAGGGTAAAAAATGGCTTCTTCATACTCGGTAAATGGACTTGAACTTATAACTACTGGCGAACAATCTGGAACCTGGGGAACAACCACGAACACGAATCTCAGTATGATTGAAGAAATGGTCA